GACTTTTAATTTTTCTGAATATATTTCAATATGATTAAAATTTAAAGGCTGTTTTTTGTGAAAATGCCTACTAACAGTAGCTTGATCTAATCCTGTTAGGTCAGAAATTTCTTTAATAGAATCTAATCCAAGTTTTTGAAGTACATTTAAGAAGGCTTGGTTCATATTTTCATTATAATTTATATTTATTATTTTATCATAGCTATCAAAATTTAACATTTTTTTTATACTCCGTTCAATATTCTACAAAAAAGATCAAAACTGATCAAATTAATTAATTTTAAAAATATAGAAGAATAATATAATTTCAAATAATAATTGATAGAAATGAAGATATCATTGAATTTAGAAATAAAACTATTATTAATTATATTAGATGATTATTTCCAATATTTGGCAATTTGTAGGGAAAATAAAACTATTTGGGATAATTATGAGCAAGAAATATGGGAAAAATTATTAAAAATTAATGGATTTAACGGAAAATTGCCCAAACTGTCAGAGATTATTAAAATTTCGGAAAAAGCTAAAAAACATAGAGATAAAAATATTAAAGTTTATACACCATTACCAAGCTACTCACCAATTCTCACCAAGTTATACAGAAATACTGCTTGGGCTAGATATGAAAAGCAAAAGCAACTTGAGTCGATATCTAAAAGATTTAAAGAAAAAAAAATACATAGATTTTATCCCAGCCTCAGCAAGAGATATCGTAATCTTAAACACAAAAGGGTGGCTTGATGAGCGATAAAATTAAACTTCCTTATTTTGATTTTTATTATCAAGATTTTTTAACCGGCACTGCTCATTATACGCATCAGCAAATCGGAATTTATATTACCCTGATGTGCCATGCTGGGGTAAGAAATGGTGACGGCCTCCCTAATGACTTCGAGCAGCTATGTAGAATAGTTAATTTATATAGTAATGATCCTGACTTGGTTGAGTCATTAAAGACTGACTTAAACTTAGTGATTAATGAAAAATTCAAATTATTAGATAATAAGTGGCACAATGTCCGCCAATTAGAGGATTATAAAAAGAAAGTTGATATTATAAATTTAAGAATTGAGTCAGGTAAAAAAGGTGGTCTAGCAAAAGCTAAGCAAAACTCTAGCAAAGAATCTGTATCTGTATCTGTATCTGATTCTGTATATACAGTTATATTTAATAGTATATGGGATCAGCTTTTGATTAGAAGAGGATCAAAAAAAAGAGCCTTTAAAGTTTTTCAGCAAATTGAAGGTCAAATAGATTCAAAAGTTATCATAGATAAATATAACGAGCTATGTCGCAGCACCGATAATCATATATTTATTCCCCATTTAAGTACCTGGTTGTCTCAAGAAAGATACTATGATGAAGAAGTTTTTAACTTAGATAACTTTAAAAAAATAAACAAAATTACTGCAAATTATATTGATACTAAAAACAATATTTTATTGTTTCAATCTAAAGAGTCTTTTGGATTAATGGAGTGGTTTTATCATAAAGACGGAACTACCGCTAAAAAAGAGGAGTATTATGGCTAAAAAGAAAAAGAAAAAACATCTTAAATCTAATGAAAAAATTAATACTACTGAGCAAAAAGACTATGGTGGTCAGGCCCTTATTAGAGAAAATGGTAAAATTTATAGATTGCCGGACATGGCTGAAATGGTCATGGGCCATAAACACATATACAAAAAAATTAATTCAGTTCATGAAAGCTATTATGCCAGGAATCAACTTGATCCAGGTGATGCTAAGAATAATGCCACCAGGTTTGCAGCCGGTCAAAAACTAGAGTTTTTAGCAATAATTAGCGGTAAAAATAAAAGCTGCACTATGAATTTTGATTATTTAGCCGGTATTCCTAATGGCACAGAGTTTTTTAATATTTTAAAAATAGATTATGGCCAAGAGTTTAATGATGCTATGAAAGCTACCAAAGATTCACAATCAATAGTTTGGGATGTAATTATTGATAATATCCCAGCAACTCATAAAAGAATGGATAAATATCGTGAGGGACTGGATATGTTAATTGACTACTGGAAGTTGTAATGTTCCCATTTGTCCCCATTTCATATTGTGAATAGTTAATATATAAGTTTTAGTAAGATCGAGAAGTCGGTCAAAAATCCATACAATTTATACAATGAAACCAGAGGACAAACTCTGGCTTAACATTTTAGTAAGAGGCTTATGTGATTCAGTTGGTCTTACTCATCCTAATTTTGATGTATCAGATAAAAAAATAATCAAAGAAGCTCAAGAATGGTTAGGCTCAGAAGATTTTAAAACTATTTGCGGATATTTAAAGTTGAGACCTAGCTACATAATGAAATTACATGAAAAAATCAAAAACAAAAAAAGGTCTTCAACAGACAGAATATACTCAGCACTCTACTTTAGGATTAAACGACTCAAAACTGAAAACGACTATTTTTCTTGGTAAAGATGATCAAGGCCCTATTGTTTTAATTAGGTTTGCAGATTTTGATAACCAGGAACAAGCTGAAGATTTTGTTAATACTTTTAAAGATCATAAAAATTTTCAAGAATTAGAGTCAGAACAAATTAATATAACATTACACTAATGAAAATAGAGCTATGGCCAGTAGATAAGCCAGTCCCTTATATTAGAAACGCAAGAAAAATACCTCAATCTGCTATTGATAAAGTAGCCGGATCAATCAAAGAGTTTGGTTGGAGGCAGCCTATCGTGGTTGACAAAGAGGGTGTTATAATTGTAGGCCATACCAGGCTAAAAGGTGCTATGAAATTGGGCCTGAAAGAGGTTCCTATTCATGTTGCTGACCAACTTACTGACTCGCAAGTTAAAGCCTACCGCTTAGCTGATAATAGAACAGGCCAAGAGACAGGCTGGGATGATGAATTATTAAGCCTGGAGTTAAAAGAACTATCTGAACTTGACCTGGATTTAGTTTTAACCGGCTTTGATGATAAAGAGATTAATCAAATCATTAATCAATATTCTGATAACAAAGAGGGCAATATTGGTGATGATGAAATACCAGGCGAAATTGAGACCAGGACTAATCCTGGTGATTTATGGTTGCTTGGCAATCATAGATTGATTTGCGGTGACGCAACTAATGAAGGCGACTATATTATTTTAAGTAATAATCAAAAAGCTGACATGGTCTTCACTGATCCGCCTTATAATGTCAATTACAGTGGTCGTGGTAAAAATAATTTAGGTACTATCCAAAATGACAATATGTCTAATGATGCCTTTCAATTATTCTTAAATGACTCTTTTAACCTTATAGATAAATATATTAAGCCATTATCATCTTTATATGTTTGTCATGGTGATAGTAAAACAGATGCTAAAATAGCTTTTGAAATAGTATTTGGTAAATATTTTAAAAAATCCTCTACTATTATTTGGGTAAAACAATCAGCCGGTATGGGTTGGCAAGATTATAGAGTTCAACATGAGCCAATATTATATGGTTGGAAAGAGGGTGATGGTAAACATCCTTTTTATGGTGGAAGAACTAAATCAACTATTTGGAACATTAATAGAGATAACCAGGCTAAATATAAACATCCAACACAAAAACCTTTAGCCTTAATTGAGGAAGCATTAAAGAACTCCTCTAAAGAAGAAGATATTATATTAGATCCTTTTGGTGGCAGCGGCAGCACATTATTAGCCTGTGAAAAGACCAACAGGAAAGCATTGACATTAGAATTAGATCCTAAATTTTGTGATGTAATCATACAAAGGTGGGAAGATTATACAGGACAGAAAGCAATAAAAGATTATGGAAGAGAAGAAACTAGGAAGGCCCAGCAAATATAGTTCAACTATTGTAAAGAATATATTGAACAGATTAGCTTTGGGGGAAGCAATCAGAAGTGCTGTCAAAGAAGAGGGCATTGATTGGGAGACCTGGAGACAGTGGCTAAAAAAGAAGCCTGGACTAGCGGAGGAGTATGCCTTAGCTAAAATGGATGGTATTGAATGGTCAATGAGTGACTTAGAGACTCTCGCCATGCAAACTATTAAAAGAGCTAGGGATAAACAATCAGACCTTAATGAAGTCAAAGCGGTGGATACTCTTATAAGGCATAAACAATGGAAGGCTCAGAAGCTATTCCCAAAGGTCTATGGTGATAGACAACAACTAGAGGTAGGAAATTCAGATGGTAAGCCATTCGAGATAGGATGGGCTAAGGAGGATAAATGAACATTGTAGCTATATTGTGGTTAAAATTAGTTAAATTAGTGGGAAATATACTGAAAGGTATATGGTGGTGTGTTAAGAAAGTTATTGATATAATTAGCTTTATTACGAAGAAGCTCTTTTCTCGCACTTAATTCCCTATATAGGTAAAAATCAGAATAAAATTTATATTCTGTTCGTATTTTGTTCATTGGGGGCAAAAAAATAATATTTTTATGGAGTACTTATCGAGTATTTATCTATAAAACCATTGATAATCAATGGAAAGCACACCATAGAATTAAGTGTGCCAGGTATTTTGGATTATATTCCTGGTTTGTTCGCTTTTTTAAATATTATCAACCCCCATTGACTAGCTGACATTGTCATTGGAAGTGATTTCAACACAAAAAAAAAATCTCTAAAGGCCTGGTGCTGATGAGAAGAATCGAACTTCCGACTTCTATCTTACCAAGATAGCACTCTACCACTGAGTTACACCAGCATATCTGATTTATAACATGATTGATTTTACTTTGAACAAAAAAAGTGTTCCTGAGGGAAAATTACATAGCGAATTGACCATATTAAATTGGGATCGCAAACAACAAATGCAGAAAAGAGTATGCCTGTACTGCGATGAATGGGGATCGTTTGCCATTCAGCCAAAAGACGCATATAGGCAATATTATTTTCTGTGTGGAGATCATTATTCAAGTGAAAAAAACAAAAAAATCTAAAGCTAAAATTGATGTCTTTGCCTTAATGGTTAAGGAATTAAATGATAGGACTCCTGTAAAGCAGCATTCAGGGCGAGGAATTGTTCAGGATAGCACTGTTGCCAGGATTCAAGACATTTATAAGGGGGAAAAGAAAGACAATGAATGAAAATTACAATCCCTTACAAACCTAGACCATTACAACAAGAAATACATAGCAGTTTAAAAAGATTTAATGTCCTGGTCTGCCACAGAAGATTTGGAAAAACTGTCCTTACAGTCAATGAGATCATAAAGAAGTGCCTACAAAATAAACTTCCAAGACCTCGCTATTATTATATAGCACCAACTTACAGTATGGCAAAAAGGATAGCTTGGGACTATTTAAAATATTACACCTCTGTTCTTCCTAAAATGGAATATCACGAAACAGAGCTAAGGGCCGATCTTCCTAATGGCGGAAGAATACAATTATTAGGCTGCGAAAGACCACAAACTTTAAAAGGTTTATATATGGATGGCGTCGTCTTAGATGAGGTGGCCCAAATGCCCCCTAAATTATGGACTGAGATCATAAGACCAGCATTATCAGATCGTGTTATTACTGACAAAGAGGGTAAATGGAAAGACAACGCATTTATGATAGCGATTGGCACTCCGGCTGGGCATAATTCTTTTTTTGATTTATATAATCATGGTCTTCATGATGAAAATTGGTATGCCAAAAGTTTTAAAGCTAGTGAAACAGGAGTAGTAGCCAAAGACGAGCTAGACGAAGCTAAAAAACTCATGCCCCCTGAAATATATGAGGCGGAGTATGAATGCAGTTTTGAAAGTTCAGCTATTGGTGCTATCTATTCTCAATCTTTAGCTAAATGTGAGGCAGATGGCCGGATAACTAAAGTTCCTTATGACTCCACCATTAAAGTAGACACCTACTGGGACTTAGGTATGCGAGATAAAACCGCTATATGGTTTTGTCAGCAAAAAGGATCAGCTATTCACATTATTGACTATTTTGAGGATAGTGGCGAGAGCCTGGAGTATTATGCTTCTATCTTAGACCAACGAGGTTATGTCTATGATACCCACTACCTACCCCATGATGCATCGGTTAGAGAAATAGGCACAGGAAAATCAAGATTAGAAATTGCCCAATCATTAGGATTGGTAACGAGCATAGTTCCTAAAATGAGTATTGAAGATGGCATTAATGCTACAAGAATGACATTAGGCAGATGCTGGTTTGATTTTGAAAAAACAAAAGACGGATTGGATGCCCTTAGACAATATCGCTGGGCAGTCACTGATAAAGGCGAACAAAAGAATAGGCCTTTACACGATTGGACTTCTCATGCTGCGGACTCCTTTCGTTATTTATGTACAGGATTACAAGAGTCAAAAAATTGGTCATCAAAAATTAAATATCCAAAATTAGGGATAGTATGAAACCGAAAGATAATAAATTTCACAAAGGCAACTCTAAAGACGGCAAACATTATTGGCTGACTCCAAAAGATTTATATGAATCATTAGATAATGAATTTCATTTTGATTTTGATCCATGCCCATATCCTAAACCTGATGATTTTGATGGATTAACTAACGAATGGGGAGAATCAAATTATGTAAATCCTCCTTTTGGATCAATAATACACGAAGGTAAAAAAAAAGGTGCTACTGCGTGGGTTAGAAAAGCATTAAAAGAACATGAAAAAGGTAAGGATGTTGTTTTTGTTTATCCAGTGGATAAATGGTTATTAATGCTTCTTGAGTCTGGTGCAAAAGTAAGAAATTTAAAAGATGTAAAATGGTGTGCGATAGAAGATGGAACAGAAGGTAAAGGTTTAGGTAGGCACATCGCCTGTTTTATATTGAAAGCAAATAAATGAAATTAACAAAAGAAAAATTAAAAGCCCTTATATCCCAAGAGATCACAAACTCGTTAGGTTATTATGGCGGACAATTATCAGAACAGCGAAGAAATGCTCTTAAATATTATTTAGGAGAGCCTCTAGGAAATGAAGTAGAGGGACAATCGCAAGTTCGATCACAAGATGTTTTAGAAGTGGTGGAAAGTATTCTTCCCTCTATGATGCGTATCTTTACACAAGGCGAAAGTATAGTTCGCTTTGAGCCTCAAGGGCCTGAAGATGTAGCTTATGCTGACCAGGCATCTGATTACATCAACCATATCTTTATGAAAGATAATAATGGTTATTCAATATTACATACTATGTTTAAAGATGCCCTTATTTCTAAAAATGGTTTTGTTAAATATTATTGGAAAAAAGATTTAGAGCAAAAAGAAGAGTCTTATGAAAATTTAACAGCTGCGGAGTACCAATCTTTATTAAGCGATCCTGAGATTGAAGTTATTGAAGACCAGGACAACAACCCTGATACTGATATAGCTAATATTGATTACAATGAAGCTAAATTTAATGTCACTGTTAAAAGAAAAAAAGATTATGGCCGAGTGGTTATTGAAAGTGTACCCCCTGAAAGTATTTTAGTTACCAAGACTGCTACCTCATTAGAAGATTGTAATTTTATTGGCCAAAGAGTTTTTAAAACCAGGTCAGAGCTTATTAGTATGGGCTTTGATAAAAAAATTGTTAATGAACTGCCTGTTGCGGATGAAGAAATTTTTAACAACGAAGCTGTTACAAGAAGGTCTTATGATGATGAGACCATGCCTCAAGAATATCAAAATATTGATTCCTTACTTACTAGAGTTAGCATCGTGGATTGTTATATGCGTTGCGATTATGATAATGATGGGATTGCTGAGTTAAGACACATTGTAGTAGGTGGCTCAGGGCCTAATACTTATCACATATTAGAGAATGAACCTATTGAACAAATTCCTTTTGCTACTGTTACTGCTATCCCTATGCCTCATCGCTTCTATGGATTATCCATTTATGACTTAATTGGCGATGTTCAAGAAATTAAAACAACTTTACTAAGACAAACACTTAACAATGCGTATCTGCAAAACAACGCAAGAACAGTGGTTGTCGATGGTCAAGCCAACATAGACGATCTCCTTACTTCTAGAGCTGGGGGTATTGTAAGAGTTAAATCACCAAACGCAGTAACTCCTCTACAGTCCCCCAACTTTATGCAAGAAGGCTTAGCGATGCTTGAAAAAGTAGATCAAATTCGTGAAGGCCGCAGCGGAGTCTCTAAAGTACAAATGGGCCTGGATAGTGATGTTATTAATAAATCTCACACCACTGCTACTAGTGCTAATGTGATGATGAACGCATCCACACAAAGAATTGAACTGTATGCAAGAAACTTTAGTGAAGGCATTAAAAGAATGTTTCAAGGTATCCTGGCACTTGTTTGTAAATACCAGGACAAAGAAAGAATTATTAAATTAAGAAATCAATTTGTTCCAATGAACCCTAGAGAGTGGGTGGACAGATATAATGCGACAGTCCAGGTAGGTTTAGGAACAGGATCGCAAGACCAGCGATTAGAAGTTTTAGGAAGAGTTTTAGCAGTCCAGGAAAAATTAATTGCGACTGGTGGTATGGGAATTGTAGATCCTCAAAAGATTTATAACACCTTAGAGAAGTACCTGGAGAATGCCGGTTATAAAGATGCAAGTCAATTCTTTAACAATCCGTCTAATACTCCACCGCCACCCCCTAAGCCACAGCAGCCTGATCCAACGATTGAATTAGCGATGGCAGAACAACAAAGATTAAGAGCTAGAGATCAAGCTGATATGCAACTCAAAGCAAGAAAACAACAAGCTGATGAGCAATACAAATTAGAAAAAATTAATCTCGATCAGCAAAAACTAGCAACCCAAGTTATAAAAGAAGCTAATACTAAAAATTTAGAAAAAGAAAAATTAGCATCAAAAATTATACAACAAGGAATTAACTAATGGCATTTACTTCACCATTTTTTCAAGGCACACAAGCTCAAGGAATTATTAACTCATACCTCAATGCTGGTGGTTTTTCACAACCTTATACTACAGCTTCAACTAATCCCTATAAAGTTGATGTGACTCCTTATGTGCCACCAGCTGCACAGCCTACTCCTGATACTCCAAACGATATTCCTAATTGCGAAGAAATGTATCCAGGCGAAGGAAGAATTTATGATCCTGTTTTAAAGGCTTGTGTTTTACCAACACAAAATAACAATGATAACCAACCGGTAGAAGAAACCTATCAGGGAGTTGGTAGTGTTTATAGCCCTGAACAAAATGCCTTTATGAATTTAGGACTAGGGGGCAGCACTGCGGAAGATGTTCAATCTTACTATGGTTCAGGTAAATTAGATTTTTATGGTGATGGCCTTACAGGATTATTTAAAAGATTTTCACCTTTGTCCCAATTAGGAATTTATCTTGATAAAAAGAAATTAGAAAATGCCGGTATTATCGAAAAAAGAGACGATGGTTATTATTTTGCTAAAGGCGGTAATTATTTTTTAGCAGATGCAAACAAAAAGTTTGAAGATCAATTAGCTAAAAACAATATGATGAATTTTGCTCAAAATGTTTTAGGCAAATCTGAGGAAGAAGCTAAAGCGATGGCTGATGTTACAAAGAGAGGTGATAAAGCAGATTATATAGGCAACCAGGTCTATAAAGATAATAATGCTAATGTCACTGTAAACCCATTCCAATCTAACTATGGTGCAACACAAATAGTTTCTTATGGAAACAATAATAACAATAATAATTCCAATAGTGCATCCAACAAAATGTACACAGCAAAAACACAAAAATTTGCAACACCTACAAAAAAATACAATACAGAATTTAAAGGAACAGGATTTATAGGTGGTAGATAACGAGCAAAAAAGAAGCCAACAAGCAAAAGAAATTTTAGAACACCCTCTATTTTTAGAGGCGATAAACAAGATTAGAGGAGATTTAACTAACGAATGGTTAAACTCCAATTTAGAAAATTCAGAACAAAGAGAAAACATTTTTCGCATGAGAAGGATGTTAGAAATTGTTGTGATGCAAATTCAGTCAATCATGGAGACTGGTAAAATTATAAAAAAACAGGAGTAAAAAATGGCAGAACAACCAGTAATGGACTCTGCAATAGAAACTCAAAGTGAATCTATTGCACCAACGCCCAAGCCTCTAAATACACAAGGAGAGGCAGCTGAAGCCCTGAAGAACTTATTAAACTTAGACGCCTCAAAGACTCAGGAAACAGCAAGTGAAGAATCAAAGAAAGAGGTAAGCGATTCCCAAGAGAACACCGAAGAAACTTTCGATGATGATGATCTTATCAATCAAATTGACGATGAAACACCTTTAGATACTAATCAAGAACTTTACAAAATCACTATTAATGGTGAGGAGACTGAAGTCACACTTGACGAACTTAAAAAGGGATATTCTCGACAAAGTGATTATACTCGTAAAACTGAAAAACTATCTCAAGATAGAAAAAGCGTAGAAGAAAAAAACGCAGAACTTACTCGGTTGAACGAGGAGGCTAAAATCAGACGAGATCAATACGACAAACAACTTCAAATATTGCAAGAGCATATTAAGGCAAACCAAAGCTCTATCGATATGGACAATCTCTTAGAAACAGATCCGGCTCGTTACTTAAAAGTAAAAGCAGAACAAGATCGTCAAAAAGAGTTGTTGTTAGCTAGTCAACAAGAGCAAGAGAAAATTCGCTTAGAGAGACAACAAGAAAGCGAAAAGATGTATTCTACTTATTTAGAAAATGAGAGAAAATTACTTGCTGATAGACTACCTAGTTATGCCGATAAAGAAAAAGGGCCAGCGCTTATTAAAGAACTAACTAACTATGCAAAATCGATTGGTTATAGTGACCAAGAAATTTCTATGTTAGTGGATCATCGAGCAGTAGTTATGTTACATAATGCTATGAGATATGAAAAATTAAAAAAAGCTAATCTCAATAATAAAAAAGTAACTAAAGTCTCGAAGGTGGTTAGTTCCTCAAGCTCTAATGCTCAAGACGATAATGATAATGTTAGAAGATTGAACTCATCTAAAGCAACTCTTAGAAAGACTGGTAAAGTGCAAGACGCAGTATCAGTTTTAAAAGAGATGTATTCTCGTTAATAAACAAAGAAAGGAATAAATAATGGCACAGCCAACCAATACTTACGATTCATACGATGGTGTCAATTCCATAAGAGAAGATTTAGCTGATGTAATCTATAATATCTCTCCTACGGAAACCCCGTTTATGTCCAATGCTTCAAAGGGTCAGGCAGCAAATACTCTCCATGAGTGGCAGACCGATTCACTTGCTGCAGTCGCAGTTAATGCTCAAGTCGAGGGCGATGACTACGATGGAGATAGCAGATCAGCAACAACTAGACTTACTAACTATACTCAAATCTCTGCTAAAGCAGTAACAATCTCTGGTACAGATGATGCAGTTACTAACGCTGGTATGGGAACTCAAATGGCTTATCAATTAGCTAAGATGGGTAAAGAGATCAAGCGTGATATGGAAAACGCTATGATAGGTGTTGAACAAGCTAAAGTTGCAGGTAACTCATCCACAGCTAGAAAGTCTGCATCTGTAGGCACATGGTATGGTACAAGTGGAGCATCTAACCTATCAACTAATGGTACACCTTCGGCAACCCCTGCTGGTACAGGTGCAACTGCAATCGCTGGTGGTACAAACAGAACCTACACAGAAGCTCTATTAAAAGCTGGTCTTTTAAAAGCTTTTGAACTAGGTGGGGAACCTGACACTGTCTTAATGACCGCTTCTCACAAGCAGTTAGCCAGTGCGTTCAGTGGAGTTGCAACAAAGTATAAAGATGCCTCTGATAAAGTTTCAATCGGAACAACAGATATTTATGTATCTGATTTCGGAGAAGTCAGCTTTGTACCTGATCGTTTCCAAAACGCTAATAGAGTAGATATCCTTCAAATGGATATGTGGTCAGTCGATTTCCTAAGAGCTTTCCAAACAACTGATTTGGCAAAGACAGGCGACTCTGACAAAAAACTACTTTTAGCAGAATGGACTTTGGTCGCAAAAGCTCCAACAGCTAACTATGGAATATTTAACCTAACTGCATAATTATTTGTAGTAAAGGGATTGGGGGTGTTTTATGCACCCCCTTTTTTATTTAGAGAGGACAAAATGAAAATTTTTAGTAACAAAAAACATTCATCAAAACTATTTAAGGTTGTTGATGGAGCAAGAAAATCAAGCCCTATGGTATCTAAGGGTTTAGGCAAAAAACAATCTATGAAAACATCTATGGGTGATCGTAAATATGATCCCATGTTAAAAATATCTGGCAATCAAGGTCTATCAATTAAAGACACTATTGATTCTATGATTGCAAAAGCAATTAAGTAACATGGCTAAAGTATTTTCTCTTAATGACGCTAATGACCAATCATCGGTCAAAACAAATCTTATTGTGGATGAAGGAGAAAATAAATTTCATATCGAAAACTTCCAAGATGAAGCAACAATAAAAGAAATATTAGACGCCAATCAATTAGCTAGAAATGAAGGCGCTTATAAATCTAAATTATTACAAAACGAAAAAGGTTATCGTGTTGCTCGATTACCTAACATTATAGTCCATCAACTTGCTAAGAGAGGAATTTTAACCACAAGTGGTAAGGTTCTAGACAAAAAAGCTTTTTTTAGATGGTTAAACGATCCAGATAATAAACATTTTAGAATTTACACAGGCAATTTATAATGGCTATAAACACATACGAAAATCTTAAAACTACGATTGCAAATTACCTTAATAGAAGTGATCTAACTAGTTACATAGGAGATTTCATTTCTTTAACAGAGTCTCGATTAAATCGTGAACTTCGAGTTAGAGAAATGGTTAATATTGATACTTCAATAACAACAGTAGCATCGACTCAAAGTTATGCTCTCCCTAGTGGTTTCTTAGAAGCAACAACAGTTATTTATCAAAGCGATCCTTTTAAGATTTTAAAGTTTATTTCGAATGTAGATTTTTACGAAAAGTATAACACAAGTCAAACTGCAGGATCTCCAACTTATTTTACTATTGTTGGTACTAATATTTTATTAGGGGTTGCACCAGATTCAGCAAAAACACTTCAAATAAATTACTATAAAACAATTAGTTCTCTATCAGATTCAAATACAACAAACACAATATTAACTAACTACCCTGATCTTTATCTTTATGGAGCTTTAGCAGAATCTGCTCCCTTCATTATGCAAGACGATAGATTGAAAACATGGGCAGGTTTATATAAAGAGGCTTTAAAAAATGCTAATGAATCATCATCGAGAGGAGCAACTGCATCATCCACATTACAGATGTCAGCAATAGAGGTGGTGTAGATGATCGAATTTGGAGATTTACAAGCAGATTTACCTACTTATCAAAATACTGGCGCATTAGTCGTTGATAATGTAGTGCCTCTCAAAAGGGGTTATAAAAGTTTAGCAGGGTTCCAAGCTTTAAGTGGAACTGGATTAACAAGTGAAGCTGTTGGATTATTTACTAGTTTTAGCGCTAGTGGATCAACTAACTACGCTGGTGACTCAACTAAGTTATATCAAATGGACTCCTCTTTGGTGTTCCAAGATATAAGTAAAGTTGGTGGTTATAATAACTCTACAACAGAGAACGCTAGAGACTTTTGGGCTTTTACACAATTTGGTTCTAATATTATTGGAACAAACTTTGCAGATAATATTCAAAAGTTTGAAGAAGGTGTCGATAGTGCCTTTAGTGACTTAGTCTCATTAAAAGCAAAATACATCGCTGTTATTAGAGACTTTGTTGTTGTTGGGTATACAGAAGAAAGTGGTACAACTTATAACCAAAGAGTTAAATGGTCAGGCATTAACAATAGTAGTCAATGGACTCCTAGCCAAACAACTCAATCTGGTTACCAAGACATTGTCGGTAGTCATGGAAATGTTCAGGCAATAGTAGGTGGTGAGTCATCAGGGATTGTCTTTATGGAAAAGGCTATCTATCGTATGTCTTATATCGGCGTACCATTGATTTTTCAATTCGATAAGATAGCTGATAATATTGGCGCTTTTGCTCCTAAATCAGTTGCCTCTTTTGGTAATATGATTTTCTTCCTTGCCCAAGATGGGTTTTACAGGCTAACAGGTGGTCAAGATTTAAGCCCTATTGGAAATGCAAGAGTAGATAATTATTTCTTTAATGACTTATCTTCTAATCTAGATGGTATTACAAGCGCTATTGATCCTAACAACTCGATTGTTGTTTGGTCATATCGTGGTAGTGGAGCAACAGGAACTACTAATAATAAATTATTAATTTATAACTACGCAGTCGATAAATGGTCAACTGGTAGTGGACAAGATTTAGAATTTATAGCTAGTGCATCTCAAGAAGCCTTCACTACATTAGAGAGCCTTGATGTATTAGGTGATTTAGATAATTTACCTAAATCCTTAGACTCATACTACTATGGCGAAGGTATTGTTGGTCTTGCTGGTTTCAATAGCGAACATAAGTTTGGTAAATTTATTTCGAATAGTTTATCAGCAACAATAGATACAACTGAATTTGAAGGCGCAGAAGGAAAAAGATCAACCTTAATTAATTGTCGCCCTATTGTAGATGGTACTTCAAGTACAACTGTGACAGTTACTCCTTATTCTAGAGCTTCACAATTAGAAACCTCTACCGCAGGAGATACTGTTTCAACAAATGATACTGGTACTTGTCCTTTACGATCTACCTCAAGATATCATCGAATTAGAGTTAATGTGAGTGGTAACTTCAATACTCTAAGTGGTGTTGATATAGAAGCGAGACCAGAAGGTGGCAGATAATCAATTTCCAACAGTTCCTTTATCAATACCAGATACAGGACAACATTTAAGATTAGTTTCAACATCATTGAACAATACGATCAATGGTAAATTGAATAGTACAGGCAGTATTACTTTAACTGCTAGTTCTACGACATCAACTTTAACTGATGCACGAATAAGTGGTAATTCTGTTATTTTGTTTATGCCTACAACTAATAATGGAAGAACTGCATTAAATACTTTGTATGTGTCAGCAAGAGGAGATGGAAGCGCAACTTTAACCCATGCAAGTTCATCAAACACAGATCAAAACCTCTCCTATTGTATCATTGGATAATGTAGTCACGAGAGTTCCAAGTGAAGATGTTGAATTTATTTGGAGTCAAGTCGCACCACTACTAGAGAAGGCATTAGACGAAACATATACAATTAACGATATACAATCAGGCTTGTTTAATGATCGTATGCAACTCTTTATTAGTTGGAACAATAATAAAGTTGAAAGCGCTGTTGTTACAGAAATAGCGCAATACCCTCAATCTAAAGTATTAAGGTATTTTTTAGCAGGGGGTTCTAACCTAGAGAATTGGTTAGAAAGAATACAAGAAATAATTGAAAAGTTTGCAAAAAAGGAAAATTGTACTCATCTCGAAGTAGCAGGTCGCAAGGGATGGGTAAGAAAATTGAAAGGATTTAAAGTTAAAGCATACTTACTTAACAAGGAAATATAATCATGTCAAAAGGATCAAACCCACAAAATGTAACAA